TAGAGAAGACGTCAAAGCTCTTTAATAAAAGATTATCGATAACTGCAGTTTAATTTTTGTTTTTATAGTATATAATTAACACGTGTTTAGCAGATATCTTTCGCATTTTCCAAGAGAGTATGAACCGAGTAATCAGCAAGTCAAACTTATTCGTGGCGTTGAGCGCGCGTTCAATAACGGAAAAAAATTTGTAATTTGTTGCGCTCCAACTGGGACAGGCAAAAGTTTTCTTGCTAAGACATTATCCGGGTTAGGTTCAAAGCCAAATACAACATTTGTTAACAGTATTGAGAGCTATGCAGCTTATAAACAAGACTTTGCCGGTAATTATATTAATGAAGTTGATTGTTTGTCACAGCCACCATTTGGGACATTTGCTCTGACAATTACCAAATCACTGCAAGATCAATATTTAAAGCTCTTTCCAGATACAGACATCCTTAAAGGTAAATCGAATTATATTTGTGATGTTGATCAAAATTTTGATGTTGAAACCGCACCGTGTGTATTAGTTTCAAAAATACGTGATGAGTGTTGGGAAAAAAACCGATGTCCTTATTATAATGCGCGTAACACATCACTCCTTTCAAATTTTTCTGTTTTAAATTATAAGATGTTTCTTGCATTACCAAATCATGTAAAGCGCAAAAATTTTATTATTTGTGACGAAGCTTCAGAATTAGAAGACGAGCTGGTTAAACGGTTTTCAGCTGAAGTTACCTATGACCGCTTGAAGCAGTATGGTATTAGCTTTAGCTCGCTTATTACCGATAATAAAGATAAAACAAGAGCGTGGATTTATGATTTAGTTTTTAACGTTAGTGAACAAATTAATACTTTAATTAACCGGGTAAATAAAAAACAACGAACTCTTTCGCAGCCTGAAAAGATAAAATTACAGTATCTAAAAAACTTACACAATTCATTGACAACCGTTGACGGCCTTTGGAAGGATTGCGAATTTATTATTGATAAAGACAGCAAAAGGGTAACTTTTACTCCGCTAAAAGCTGATAGACTTACAAAATTTATTTTTGATTATGCTGAAAATGTATTGTTAATGTCAGCTACAATTATTGATCATAAGAATTTCGCAAAAACACTAGGCATTAAAGATTATGAATATGTAGAGGTTGAGAGCGATTTTGACCCTGCTAAATCGCCTATATACGTGTCATCAAAGCATAAGTTAAATTATAAAAACCTAACAAATGTTCTGCCCGATATTTGCGAACAAATAAAAACAATTATTGAGTATCATAAGAACGATAAAGGTATTATTCATACACATTCGCGAGATATAACAAATTTTCTTAAAACGAAACTATCTAATAATAAACGATTCTTGTTTAGGGACGATCTAGCAAATAATGAGGAGATTCTTAAACAGCATTATGAAGCTGACTTTCCAACGATTCTAGTTTCCCCCTCTCTGTCTTTTGGTGTCGATTTAAAAGACGATCTAGCAAGATTTCAGATTATTATTAAACTTCCATTCCCTCCTTTATCATCAAAGCGTATTAAAAAATTATTTGAAACAGATAAAGATTGGTATGAAAATAAGATGTTAAATTCATTAGTACAAGCATGTGGCCGAGCGACTCGTAGTAAAAATGACTTTTCAACTACTTATATACTTGATGGTAATATAGTTAATTCGCTTAAACGTACAAAAGATAAGTTACCCAAATCTTTTATAGAGCGCATTTGCTAATAAATATTATAGTGAAACTCGAGACCTTTCATTTTGAGATTAAAGACCTTATAACACAGTTTGTAGCTGCGTTTGATGATATTATTATAAAAAGGTATGATAAAAACCGTGTACCGCAAAATAAAGTACAAGTAAGATATGTTTATGCTCCCAAAGAGCGGGTTTTATATGATCTAGTTAACAAAGCACAAAATCTCACAGTACCTGTAGTTGCTGTCAGTATAACAAATGTAGCTCGCGATGAAGATCGCGTTTTTAATAAAAATAGCGGGTTTTATCTAACAAGAGGACCTACAGATAATTCAATAAGCTCTACATCACAATATTACAGAACACCAGTACCAGTTAATATAGGCGTCTCCATGTCTATTATAACAAAATTTCAATCAGATATGGATCAAATTATTTCAAATTTTGTTCCATACAATAATCCTTATATTATTCTTTCTTGGCAGATTCCAAGTACAGTTGTACCAAGCGGGTTTGATCTTCCACAAGAAATACGAAGCGAAGTTTTATGGGATGGTGGAATCAATCTTTCTTATCCAATTGATATTCAGGCGAACGAAAAATATCGTCTTATTGGCGATACATCTTTTATAGTAAAAGGCTGGTTATTCCCATATATGCAACAGCCCGTTGGAAACATATATTTTATTAATAATAACTTTAATTCATCATCAATTATTACTGATTATGACGCGCTTACTGGTAATACATATACATATCCAACTAGCACAAACCTTGTAAGCGATACAGAAACTGTATCAATTTCTGGAATTCCACAATTTACCAATGTTGACTATACTACATCGCTCAATCAATAAAGTTAATATTTATAGTTTAAGTTTAGAATAGAGCACATAAATATAATAAAACAATATGGCAAACCAGGATTCAAATAGAGAAAGTACATTCGGCAGAGACTTAATGAAGTTTGTTTCTTCGAAATTACCCTATCAGTCTCTTAATATTGAAGATAAGATTAACTCGCTTAATCCAAAGTACGAGGAATTCTTTGATAAAGGTACAAAACGCGAAGAAGCATTGTCCAGACAATCGATTTCTTCATCGCTAGCTTTCACAGATGATTTATATGCCAATGTAATTCAGAATAAAGATTATCATAACTACATGTATGCAAACTTGCAGCCTGATAAAGGTCGCAGGTTAATGGATTATAGAGTAATGGCGGCTTTCTCTGAAGTTGCAGATGCATTAGATGAAATATGCGATGAATTTATTAACAAGGATGATAACGGTGAAATTGTTAAACTAAGATTAAAAACAGATGCGCTTTCTGAAGAGCAGAAAGAAAAGCTTAAAAAAGAATTTCAAAAGTATATTAGTTACTTTGACCTTGAAAATAAAGGTTGGGAGTACTTGAGACAGCTCTTAGTTGATTCTGAGTTATACTTTGAACATATTGTTCATAAGAAATATCCTCAAGAAGGTATTCTTGGTGTTGTTGCTATTCCACCCGACCTTATTGACCCAATCTTTGAAAATGTACAAAACCAGATTGTAAGAGGTTATTTGTTGCGTAAAAATATTTACGATGCTAAGAACCCTGGCAAAGTATCAAAAGTCGAGCTCGTACCGATGGATGTTAATCAAGTTACATACATTAATTCAGGCATATGGAATGAGTCAAAGACAGTTAGACTTCCGTTCATAGAAAATGCTAGAAGAGCTTACAGACAGCTATCACTTATTGAAGATGCGATCGTAATTTATCGTTTAGTCCGTGCACCAGAGCGTTTGGTTTTTAACGTAGATGTAGGTAATATGCCCCCACCTAAGGCAGAAGCATATCTACGCAAATTAATGACAAATTACTGGTCAAAAAGAACTTATGATGCTGATCAAGGTGCATCAGTACAGAAATTTAATCCACAATCAATGCTCGATAGCTTTTGGTTTGCAAAACGCGCTGGTAGTGAGGGTACAACAGTTACCCAGTTGCCTGGCGGTGCTAATCTTGGTGAACTTACCGATCTAATGTATTTTGTACAAAAGCTCTACAAGTCGCTTAAAGTACCAGTAACACGTCTCAATGTTGAGGATGTATTTAAAGATGGAACAGACATTCTTCGCGAAGAGCTAAAATTTGCACGATTTATTATTCGACAACAGCAGCGCTTTGCTTCCGGACTTAAGAACGGTTTTGTTACACATCTCAAGCTAAAAAAGTTTTGGGAAGAATATAAACTTAAAGAAGCAGAAATTGATATTACGCTTAATGTACCAACAAACTTTTATGAGCTTAGAGAAAATCAGAAGTTCCAGCTTAAAGCAGAAAACTTTAATTCTATTACACAAAGCGATCTTGTTTCTAAAACATATGCACAGAAAAAATATCTTGGCTAGACAGATACCGATCTTATGGCTAATAGAGAGTTTTTAAGAAAAGACAGAGAACTACTTTGGGAGTTAGATCAAATTACAAATGGTGGACCAAATTGGAGAGAGCAAGGCGCTGTAGCGCCTGGTCAAGGGCCTGAAGCAGGAGCCGGAGGAGCAGGAGGCGGTACAGCAGGTGGTGGAGGATCAAGATTACCACCAGAATTTGGCCCTGGGCCTGGTGGTGCTGGTGGAGAAGCAGGCGCAGCTACGCCAGCAGCTGGTGGAGGTACGACTTCTAATAGTGCAGCTGCGGGAGGCGAAACCGCTACTCCCGCGGCATAACCCGCTAAATTAATTAAATAATAGTTATGGCTGTATATTATCCATCTTTTGATAATTACAGACGCGCACAAATTCGTCAAAAACAACTCTTACACACTGATTATAAAACAGTTATACAAGAAGGTATTGGTGTAGGGGCTATTCCAGCAGTAAACACTTCGCCTACACCAACGCCTACCCAAACAATAACGCCTTCATTAACTCCTTCATTAACTAACACACAAACACCGACATTAACACCCACTATTACGCAAACAATAACACCAACAACAACACAAACAGCTACACCTTCTGAGACGCCCACGAATACACCAACACAAACACCTACGTTGACTCTTACACAAACACCCACTGTAACCAAGACATCTACTATAACACCGACACAAACGCCCACAGTAACACCAACAATAACCCAAACACCAACCATTACACCAAATTTGGTAACGGTATATTATTATTCCGATTCTACAACATCTTTCAGCATGGATACTACATTAACAAGTACAAGTCGCGATACTAATAAAACTCTGATTGCAGTTAATATTGGGAGTGTAGTAACTAGTATTGGTACTGCTTTTGTTAATTGTACAGAGCTTACTGATATTATTATTCCTAGCAATGTGACTATTATTGAGTATGGTGCATTCCAAGGCTGTACCGGTCTAACTAGTGTTACCATTCCTAGCAGTGTGACGGCCATTGGGTCTTATATGTTTTTTTATTGCACTAACTTAGTTAGTGTATATTTCTTAGGCGATGCTCCTACTGGGGGATTTGGAGCGTTTGAAGGTACAACGTGCACAGTGTATTATTGTTCAGATAAAGTTAACTTTACCAACCCATTCCTAGACCGGCCTGCGGTCGCTATTACATGTGGCATTAATACACGTACACCTACCCCAACACCTACTTCAACACCAACACCTACACAGACTCTTACTCCCTCAATAGGGTCATCACCTACTCCTACAAATACACTTACACAGACACCAACACCGTCAGTTACACCCACTATTACTCAAACACCGACAAATACACCTACACAGACACAGACCTCCTCTGTAACACCAACACAAACACCTTCAGTCACACAAACCACCACAGTAACACCTACCGATACCATATCGCCTACACCAACCAACACTTCGACATTAACCCCTACACCCACACAGACACCTACTCTAACAGTTACACCCTCTGTAACGCCTACGAATACACAAACATCGACCAATACACCAACCAATACACCTACAGTAACACCTACTGTCACAGTAACCAACACGCCTACTATGACATTAACACCAACCACTCCACCATATACTATTAGTTATCTCATAGTAGCGGGCGGAGGAGGAGGCTCAAACGGTGGAGGCGGTGGCGGGGCAGGCGGTGTATTAACATCATCCATACAAGTCTATCCTAATGCAGCATATAGTTTTGTAGTTGGAGCTAGCGCTATAGGTAGAACCGATGGTTCAAATATTCTCGATAGTGTAGGAAAAAATAGTATAGCATTTGGCTTAACAGCAATTGGTGGAGGCACATCATATGGTGTGTTAAACGCAGCAATTAGCGGCGGTAGCGGATCTGGATCTGAAATGTATAATACCATCCAAGGTCAGGGAACATTAGGACAAGGAAACAGTGGCGGTGATGGTGGATATACTGGTGGCGGGGGTGGAGCAGGTGCACCAGGAGGATGGAGCATAGGGTTTTCACAACCAGGCGGTAATGGAGGTATAGGTATAATTAACCCTATAGCAGGTTCAACAGTGGGTCAGCTTTCTGCAGGTAATTATTGGATTGGTGGTGGTGGAGGTGGTGGGTGTAATAATAACAACATTGGAGGTAAAGGTGGCCTAGGTGGTGGCGGCGTAGGTAAAGCAGACAATACTAAGGGTGGCAATGGTCTTGCAAACACCGGTGGTGGTGGAGGTGGTACATCAGGTTATTCCGGAAGCCCGGGTGGCGGTAATGGTGGATCAGGTGCTATAGTTTTGTCTATACCTACTTCACGCTATACAGGTATTTTTACAGGTGCACCACAAGTACTTATATATGGTTCAAATACAATTTTACAGTATTTGACATCCGGAAGCTACACAGCATAATATTATAACTCTAGTTGTATATTTTAACGATAATAAATTAAATAATATATATGGACTGTTCTGCAATTACACCTATAACAGCGTTTCAAAGCACTAATCTTAATAGTAAGATAGATACATTTTCACGCCTTGGAGATAGAATTACACGTAGCCTTGGCGCGCCATTAATTAATCTGGAACTGCATCATGATCAATTATTTGAAAATATTTCTATAGCTTGTGAGATGTTTGCAAGATATGCAGGATATACAGAAGAAATTTTAGTTTTTGATTCCAATTTATATGTAGACGGTAAGGGAATTAAGATGGATGAGTTGTTTAGTATTACCCCGTTTTTTAATAAAACGATTACACCATCTAAAACAGTTTACGC